AACGTCTTAAATCCGTCTTTTGAAATTGACACAACTGGATGGGTAAATTTCAACGTTAATTACTCAATAAGCCAATACACTAGCGATGCAAAATTTGGTTCAGCCTCATTGCGGGTTAATTGTTTGGCCGCAACAGGAAACTTTGGTGGCGCAGTCATTAATCGCTTAGCAAGTCCAGCATATAGAGTGCCTGTGGCAAATGGGGAAACTTGGACTATTCAAGCATATTTTAAGAGGCTGATAGGGACTAGAAATAACAGAGTTGAAATCCGCACCTATTCAACCAGCTCATCAACAACGATTATTGAAACTTTTACTGGCACAAGCGTATCTGCGACAGACTGGTTGCAATCAACGCTCACCGCTACGCTGACAAATGCCAATTCACTCTGGATGGATGTGAGATTAGTCCACTCAACAACAGGCTCAGCAAATGATGCGTTTCTTGTTGATGGAGTTATTGCAACCGAGGAAACTTCCAACACCTATTATTGGGACGGAACAGACACCGACATACCATCTAGCCGCCGACCTGAACTGGCTTGGACTGGCACATCTAACGCTTCCACCTCAACCGCCGAAGCCTACTTTGGGGACATCCCGACACTCACTTGGGCTAATGTGGATAGTGTCGGACTACCGTAGAATAGGACTCCTATGGCAACTTCAACGAACTATGGCTGGGTTCAGCCCGATGACTCTGATTACCTTAAAGAGGGTGCCGAGGCTATCCGGACTGTTACTAACTCGGCTGATAGCACAGTCAATAAAATTGAAAACTTTAAGGGTGAGATACCTCATCCATTCCTACTGATGGGGGCATAATGGCAACGACAACCTATAAAGTGCTTGGACAAAGCGCACCAGCGGCAACAACCGAAACCGCGCTTTACACAGTCCCAGCTTCAACTGAGACAGTCATCAGCTCATTAGTTATTTGTAACCGCGGATCATCAGCCGCAACTTATCGCGTTTATGTGGCAGTTAATGGAGCGGCCGCAGCGAATAACCAATACCTAATTTATGATGCAACAATTCAAGCCAAAGAGACTGTGGCATTAACGCTTGGCGTTACTATGGACGCTACTGACGTTTTGCGCGTTTATGCCTCAACTGCCGATTTATCCTTTAACGCATTTGGAACTGAGGTCGCGTAATGGCAATTAGCAAAATTGGGGGAAGTGGCTCGGATAACTGGGAGCTAATTAGCTCGGTTACTCCAACAGCGGCGAGCGCGGCAGTCAATTTCACAGGACTTTCACCTTATCGCAAATTGCTGTTAATTTGGGATGAAACGACTTTAGGGTCAAGTGGATCAGTTAGTGCAAGATTAAATAATGATTCATCTGCTAATTATTTCTACACCTCAGTTGATTATGCTTCCGCCACTACGACATACATCAATTCGTTGATTAGTTTTGGCACAGAAATCGGTTTCAGCACATCAGGGACAAATCCGCAAGGGTTGGTCGAATTTGGCAACTGTGATACCACAGGGCTGAAGTCAATCGTTAATGGCGCAAATAGTGGAACTTCAAGTGGAACGGCAGTCAAAAATCAATTCTACGGATATTACAAAGGTTCAGCAGTAGTTACCCAAGTTAATCTAATTACCAGCGTAACCTTTAACGCTGCTGGGACTGTCTATCTTTACGGAGTCAAATAATGAAACCAAATGTCGTTGATGTAGATGTCCAAACAGGCGAGCAGACAGTTAGAGAGATGACTGATGCCGAATACGCTGACTACCTAGCGAGACAAAATGAAGCTAGCGCAGATCAAGCAGAATAAGGTTGTCGCGTTCTTTAATGAGGATGATGAATTGCCTGATTCCTCTCACTTTGTCAATGTAGATAACAAGCCCGAGGTTCAAATCGGCTGGTCTTATATTGGGGGAGAATTTAGTGGCGAGACTTTGTAAAGCTGGTCAGCAGTTGAGAGAGCAGCTGGACGATGACTACCCAGAACGCGACAGAAAATCGGATGGCTGGATAGCAGATGCCCGCCATTTTGCTAATGGCAATTCGGATCACATTCCCAAAGATGGAATAGTCCGCGCATTAGATATTGATGCCAACCTTAATGCTCATCCTGAGGAAACTTACGCACTTGTTGAGAAAATTCGCAAGTGCGCCAAACGGGGGGATAAGCGAATCAAATACATCATTTATGATGGCAAGATTATGAGTCCAATACTAAATTGGAAGCGCAGAAAGTATCGCGGCAGCAACCCTCACCGCTCACACTTTCACATAAGTTTCACAACTCTGGGAGATGACAATGGCAAATGGTTTAACCTAGAAGGAGAAAGAGCAAATGATAAACGATCTAAAAAAGGCAGCAGAGAGCTGGGCCAAAGCGTTCCTAGCAGCGGGTCTAGCGACTTATCTAGCAGTCGGCTTCGATGCACAGGCAATACTCAATGCTGCTATTGCTGCCGTATTGCCGAGCATAATTAACTGGCTTAATCCAAATTACGAGCGTTACGGCAAAATCAAGTAAATGTCAGTCACCGAGGTTGCAGCTACCGCCGCATCAGTTGTGGGCATTTGTGTTGCCCTGCTGGGTGGTTTGCGCTATCTCATAAGGACCGAGGTTCCCCAAGTAATTCAAAAGTCTCACCTTGCAGATCGCTTGAGCAAACTTGAGGACACACAGATTGAAATGCTGGCCTTAATACGCACCGCGCTTCATACTAATTCCTCAAAGGGGGTTGCCAATGCCAAGCCAAAACCAAAAAAGAAGAAAGCCTCGCGCTAAAGCAACCCCTCGGCGCGTTCGCAAACCTAAAGCGGTAAAAGATTTACCTTTAACTAAACTTGATTTTTGGGCGATTGCAGCCAAAGAGGTTTTCGATGCGGCCAGGCGAGCAGGGTTTGATGAGGGTCAAGCCCTCTCGTTCGCCTCTGACCGCAGCTCTTATCCCGACTGGATTGTTGATGCCAATGATCCAATTAAAAAGTTGGGGTGGGAAGATGGCGAGGAGGATGTGTAATTTTTAGAGAAGTCGAGCTATTCGAGTTTCTAAAAGAGAGAATCCCGGACTTAGAATCCGGCACAGCTACCGAGCGATTCGATGCGGTATCGATGGATCATCGGGCTATTTTTGAGCTGAAGTGCCGCCGCACCCACTATGATGATTTAATGATTGAGCAGAGCAAGTGGCTTAAACTGGTCGAAATCGCGGTTCTAAGGCACTTTAGAGCCTTTTATATTAGCTCAACGCCTCTTGGTATCTACTGTTGGGAATTAGACCCTCTAAAGGCCCCACAATGGCAAATGAAGGCATTGCCTAATAAGACAGATTTTGCCCACTCAAGGCACACAGTAAGGCCAGTGGGTTTTCTACACATTGATACCGCTTGGGATTTGCTGCGACACACCGAAAATCCATTTATTGCATAAATCCATTTAATCAATTACAGTAAAACCACTAAATGCATTTAGGAGCATTTGGAGGGAGATTAAATGATAACAAGCCCAACAATAATCCGATTTGATAGCACAAGTGGTGCTTGGTCGGATGGGAAACACTATGTTAAAGGCCAGTTGATTCGGCGTTATGCCATTGAATCGCTAGGCCGCAAATCAGGCAGAGGGCGATTGAGCCGGGATGAAATATCGGCTTATTGGCTAGATCGTTACGGGGTGAGCGCAGATGTCGAATAACTTCACACCTGAGCAAATTGTTTGGATTTGCATTTTCGCTGGCCTTGGTGGCCTTTGGGTTTATGGCCTGATTACTTCAGCTAAAGCCAAAGGTTTTATTGAGGGCTACCGATTAGGTAAAGCAACCAGAGCAGCAATGGATAAGTTGGAGACGAAGTGAGCCTGGATGACTACTCAGACCTTAGCGCGACCGACTGGCTGGAATCAGCTGGTGACACCTTGCGCGAGAGGGGGTCAGAATATGGTGATCCGAGATACAACTTACTACGCATTTACAAGCTCGCGAGAATACTCGGTGTTCAGTTGCGAGACCCAGCTGACATCGCGACTGTATTTTTGGCGACCAAACTCTCAAGAATTGTGGAGAGTCCGGGGCGGCAAGATTCGTATCTCGATCTCATTGGATATTCCGGGATCCTGGCTCAACTGCGATTTACCACACCGGATGATTGGAGCGACATTGAGTTTGATTCGAAACTCGAATAGAGCGCAGTGGTGCGATATTTGCAAAAGCCGATGGGGTCAAATGAAGGATGGAACCTGGCATCCAAAAGCACAGCAACCGGCTTATTGGAAGGTGGTCAGTGAATCACCTAAAAGGGCAGGAATTACAAGATTCTATTGCCTAACCTGTGCAGATGAGGCTTGCAATTGGCCTGATGGCACTTACTACTCATTAAAAGAACAACTAACAGATGCAATAACAAAATATCAAAAGGGAGCGTATTACGATGAGCAATTGGCTAAATGATTATGAAGGTGTTTGGGCAAGATTTGAAAAGTTCAAAGTGGATCACCCAGACTATCGCCACAAATCACACATTCTTGCAGAATCACTAGCTGCAAACTGCGATGTATTTATTATCAAAACAGAGCTTTATCGCACTTGGAATGATCCAGAGCCATTTGCCACAGGATTATCAAGTGAGCCAAAGTCTAAGCAGTATGCCATTGAACAATGCGAAACCGGATCTCTGGGCAGAGCTTTAGTTATGGCCGGGTATCCAGCAAAGGCAGTCACAAGTAGTTGGAGCCATCAAAAGCCGATTGAAACAACAAAGCCTGAATTGGCTGAATTCGTAAAAGAACAGAGGCCAAATGATCCTGAACCAATTGTGTGGGATGTCAGTCAAATGGTTCAAGAGCTAGGTGCTGAGGTAATCGATGAGATTCCACTTTGTGCTGGTGGCGATGGGCCGATGATTCTCAAGCAAGGCACTAAAGAAGGCAAGGAGTATCGAGGGTGGGTTTGCGCAACGCCTAAGTCCGGCCATCCTGCTAAATGGATGAAAATTGGCGCAGATGGCAGCTGGTATTTTCCGCGATGAGCCTAGAGATGCACCCCTTCAAATGCGGTAATTGCAAAAAGATTACTGCACAAAGGGAAATCCGCCGATACGCAAGTGAAATTGTGGAAGGAGCGGATGTTTGGTTAATGGAATGTCAGAATTGCTTTGAAATGCGCTTAATTGATCCAGTCGAGAGAGTAGCTCAAAAAGAGGATGACATAACAAGATGCGATCAGTGCGGTAATTACAAAATGATTTCCGCTCAATGTCGGATTTGCAAAATAGCCGCCGGTCAAGAGCGCATTAAAGAGCGTTATTGGACTGGAGGCGCAACGCTAGAGAGGTTCTTAGATGCCGATTTATGAATTCTATTGCGATGACTGCGACCGCATCCAAGATGTACCGCTGTCAATGGAAGCACCAAAAGTAGATATAGCTTGTGAAAAATGTGGAGCTGCAATGTGGCGCAAATGGACTGCCACTCCAGCACACTTCAAGGGAGATGGATGGGGAGGTAGCAAAAAGTGACAATAAAAGACTTAAGCCTGAAACTGGCCGCAGTCAGCCTAA